TAACAGGCACAGATACTGCTAATAATGATGTTAATATTTTCGTTCCTGGTGATACTCTTTACATCTATGCCAACACCCAAAATAGATTTGGCAATCTAGTTTCAAACAATCTTCTTTATACTGTAAATACACTTGCAACAAATAGTACATTTACATCCAATGGACAGGCATATTGCATTGGAGTTTCTGATGGTATAATTTTTCAAAAAGGATTTTTTACGAAGGTCGAACCACAGATTATAACAATTAAAGATTTTTCAACAAATGTTACTGGTTATGTTGTTGGATTTAATACTATTGAAGAAATTATTAATGAGAATGGCGATCTTTCTCTGACCGATAATGCTCTTGGATATACAAACGAGAATGCTCCTGGTGCTCATAGGTTAAAATTAATTCCCTCGCTTGTTTCTAAACTGAGAACAGAAACAGCGGAAAATAAGAATTTCTTTGCAATTGTTGAATTTGATGGTCAAGAACCAACGGAGCAAAAAGATAACCCTGAGTATAATGCTATTGAACAGCAAATGGCTAGAAAAACATATGAAGAGTCTGGTGATTATGTTATTAAACCATTTCAAGTTGAAACAAGAGTAAATTCGGCAAACTCTCAATCATTTTTCTATGAAGTATCTCCGGGTATAGCATATGTTCGTGGGCATAGAATTGAAAAAATTGGAACAACTAAAGTTGAAGCACCAAGAGCAACTACAACAGAAGTTGCACAAAATCAAATAATTACAGCAAACTATGGCAATTATGTTATTTGTGATGAGTTTTTAGGCGTTTTTGACACAGAACAATTATCAGAGATTGATTTGTATGATTCTCCACAAAATGCAATATCTGAATATGAAGGTACAACATCTACTCCATCAGGAACAGTTGTCGGTAAAGCAAATGTTCGTGCTGTAGCGTTTGAAGATGGAGTGAAGGGTTCTCCAACTGCCAAGTATCTACTTTATCTCTTTAATATCAGAATGAATTCTGGTAAAAGTTTTAGTGCAGATGTTAAAAGTTTATATATGTCTGGTACTTTTGGAAGTGCAAAAGCAGATATTGTTTTAGAAAATCAATTAGCAGTTTTAAAAGAATCAACTAGAACATCTGCTGCATTTGAAACTGGTTTATTTGCAGTAAAGCGGCTTACTGATAATACAGGAATCGGTGATACCAGCTATATTTACAGTCAGACTAAGTCTGGTACAATGACTGGTGCTGGTGTTGTTACTATTACAATAGATACCGCTGCTCCTGGTGCATCTACTGAAAGATTAAATCAAACAAGCGGCTCTATATTATCAGGTACTTTACTTGAACAATATAATGTATATTTGTCGTCAAATGCATATTCTGCTAATTTGTCTGGCACTATTCAATTAAATGCTGGAAGTAGTATTGTGAATTTTGGAACATCATTGGATACACAACTAACTGCAAATTCATTAATTAGAATATATGCTAATACGTCACAAACATATATTAGACGTGTTGTGTCTATTGAATCTGCATCACAAATGACACTTGATTCTCCCTTACCAGAATCAAATACTGGAAGTAATTTTCAGAAATATTTTGTTACTGGTACTCCATTGCCATTAGCAAATGTTACAATTAATTCAAATACATCATTTTCTGCTAATCTTGGATTGACATTAGATTCTGGAACACAAACAGTATATTGTGAATACCCAGTTAATAGAAATCAAGCAACTGCTATTCCTAAAGTAATTAATAAAAATCGCTTTGTTAAAATTGATTGTTCAAATAATGCTGCTACTACTGTAGGGCCATGGGAATTAGGATTGTCTGATGTTCATAAGATTAGGCATATTTATGTTGGTACATCTTATGCAAATACAAATCCGGATCGGATAACATGGTTTAAACTTGATACTGGTCAGAGAGATGAATTATATGACCACGGAAGATTGGTTATTAAACCAGAATATGCATCAAATATAACCGCATCAACAAAGATTTTAGTTGAATTGGATCATTTTACTTCTAATACTACAGCATCTGTAGGATTCTTTTCTGTTGAATCATATCCAATTGATGATGAAAACACTGCAAATACAAATGCAATTCAAACTATTGAATTGCCCCAGTATAATGGTCAAGAATTAAGAAATTTTATTGATTTCCGTGCAATTAAATCTAACACAGCAGTATCTGCAACAACAGAAGGTGTTGCAACAATTAATCCTGTTTCTACTGCGAATGCATTTTCTATATCTGGAACTGGTCAATATATGATTATTCCTGATAGTAATTTTACAGCAGATTTTGAATATTATTTACCTCGACGTGATATTATTTCTTTAGATAAAAATGGAAATTTTAATGTTGTTTCTGGTGTTCCATCAACTAATCCTATAAGTCCTTTTATTGAAACAGATCAAATGAATATAGCAAATTCATTTGTTGTTGCATATCCGTCTCCAACAAAAAGAGAATTTGATAGTTATAGACCATCATCTTTTATACGGGTATCTTTACAAAAAAATAAAAGATATACAATGAAAGATATTGGAGCACTTGAAGATAGAATTAAACTTGTTGAATATTATACTGTTTTAAATGTGTTAGAACAACAAGCAAAAGATTTGACTATTCCAGATATAAATGGATTAAATAGATTTAAGAACGGTATATTTGCCGATCCATTTAATAGTCATAATATAGGAAATGTATCTGATTTTGAATATAAAATTTCTATTGATAAAGATGAAACTGTTGCACGACCATTCTTCCAAAGACATGATGTAGATTTCACATTTAATTCTATTGATTCTAATAATGTGCAAGTTACAGGACCAATAGTAACTTTGCCTTATACAGATGAATTATACGTTTCACAAAGATTTGCAACAAAAACAAGAATTGCAGCAGAATCTTTCTGGCAATGGAACGGATTTGTAGATTTATACCCATCTACTGATTTTTTTAGAGATGAAGAACAAGCTCCTGATGTAAACACTGTAATTGATTTGGCAACTCCTTGGGAAGCATTTGAAAATTCTCCATTTGGAACACTGTATGGAGATTGGAGAGAATTTGCATCATCATCTTCATCAACCACAAATCAGACTGGGAATATAATAACAACAACGACAACAACAACAACGACTGAAGATAGAATAATATCCGACTTAACTGTTGATACTTTTACAGAAACTTTTGAATTAGGAAATTATGTAACTGATGTATCTATAAATCCATACATGAGATCTAGACTTGTCGCATTTATTGCAAGATCGATGAAACCGAATACGAAATTATATGCATTTTTTGATGATGTAAATGTTTCTGAGCATTGTTCTCCAGGAATTTTGTCTGGGATATCAGAAGTTGAAACAGGACATGAAAATAGAATAGTAAGAGCAAATGGTGACTTTGGTGAACAGCTGGTATCTGATTCTAATGGATTTATATGTGGTTTATTTAGAATTCCTCCAGAGACTTTTAGAACTGGAGATAGACTATTTCAATTATTAAACGTCGATGATTTAATAATTGGTCAATCATCTATAATAACTTCTGCCAAAGGTAAATATACCGCTGACAATGTTACAATAAACACACAAACAAATACATTATCGGTAATTCAACCAATCTTAGGAATTCAACAGCAAACCGAAACAAGAACGCAGACAACTGTATCAACTGGTGTTCAAGTTATTCCTCTTCCTACTTTTGAAGGTGGTGATGGTGATAGTGGTGATGGTAGTGGTGATGGTGATCCGATTGCACAATCATTTTCGATAGAGTCGCTGCCTGATGCGTTATCAGGAATATTCGTTTCAAAAGTAGGAGTATTTTTTCAACAGAAAGATTTAGATTTAGGGTGTACACTATTCATATGTGAAATGGTAAACGGATTTCCTGATGCAAATAAAATAGTAGGAAAATCATATTTACCATCATCTCAAATAACGGTTAGTGATGATGCATCTGCTGAAACAATATTTACTTTAGAATATCCTGTATTTTTACTGGGAGATGCAGATTATACCTTTGTCGTACAACCTGACGCAAATTCTCCAGAATACCTTGTATGGACAGCAGAAACAGGACAATTTGATATTCAAACAGATGAACAAGTATTTGTTAATCCATACATTGGAATGATGTTTTTGTCTGCAAATAGAAAAACATGGACTGCCTATCAAAAAGAAGACTTGACTTTTAATCTTTATAGAGCAAAATTTACTCAATCATCAGGCACAGCAGTCTTTAAAAATGAAGATGATGAATATTTATCATTGGAAGGATTTACTAGAGCAGATACCTCACTAGGAATATCAGTAGGTGATGTTGTTCTTACTGTAAATGGTTCAATATCAACTCAAAATACTCTTAATATTTTTTCTAATACTCTAGCAAACTCAGTTTCTGGTAGAGTTCAATACA